GCGCACGGGCCTTGGCAGGCGCACGGGCCGCAAGGATCGACTATTGCGGGGCGTTCATCATGGCCGAACCCTGCCAACGCCGCCCGCCGCCGCCAGCTTCGATCTGGCGCTTGTGCAGGTCCGACATTTCCTTGCGGATGATGTGATTCAGACCATGCCGGAAGCGGGAAAGGACACTCACTTTTCGCCGTCCGATTCCGTCCGGCGCGTGGTCACGACATGCGTTTGCAGGGGCAGCGTGACGCGGCTGTAAACCAGCGCCGCCAAGGCGTTCAGGTCGATCAGGACGCCATGAAAGGAACCGTCTTGCCCCACAAGGTCCGCCAGATCGGCAAGCGTTTCCCGTTCCCAGCCCTCGTTCGCGCCGGGCACATCGTCGCTCTGCGGCAAGGGCAGGAAGATGTAGCGGGTCTTGAACATGCGGGCATAGCTTTGCAGGCGTTCGCGCTCATAGGCTTCGGCTTCGGGGGTTTCGGCTTCGATATCGACTGCGCCATCCATCGCCAGAAGTTTCGCCGTGGCGGACACGGACGCCTTCAAGGAAAATGCCGCCGTTGCCTTGGTGCTGATCTTGCTGTCAGAAAACGCCGCCATGATCGTCATGCGCATCACGTCGGCAATCTTGAACCGGGCATGGCTTGCACCGTCACGTTCCGGCAAATGCCCACGCTGGCGGTAGTGGCGTTGCAGGATCGGATTCAGGCCGGACACGCGCGCGGCCTGCCCGGCGCTGTATTCCGCCTCGTCGATGTAGTCGGTTTGGAAGTCCGGCACGGTGCACCCCTCTCTTGACCATTTCGTCAGTGTTCTGACGAATCAGGCTTCACTGTCAAGAGTCACGCGAGGATTTTCGTCAGATAAGTGACGATTCAGGGGGGCCAATGCCAGCGCCGGGGCATGGTCGCGGCTTCGTTGGAAAGTTTGGCGCCCTAGCGATAGATCGGTTCACCGGGTCCAGACGAACCGGGAAACTGCCAACCCATGTGAGTCACCGTGTTCACCACGGCGCAAGCTAATTCCGCTACATGCCTTTGGGTTTGCTTCAGGAATTGGATATCAACCGCCGTCTCAAAGACCATCTTTTGAGTGTTGACGAAAAACGGAACCGCTGCCCCTTGATCGTTGGGCAACCGCCATGAACCGTGGCAAAGGACATTTCGGATTTCCGAAGCCTTCTTCAAATCTGACACTAGGTAATCAAGATTTTCTATGGTTGCTTCGGGGTGTTCTTTGACGGCCTTGGCATAATTGTTGATCAGATTGCCAAGTGCATCGGTCAACGCATGTTCCAGCTTTGGCAGCCAAGCCGCATACGCAGCTTCAACTTCAGATTCGGCATATGGCTTAGTGCCGGTAAAGGAAAAAATTGCCTTTCCAAGAACTTCCTCCAAGAAACCGAAAGTTGCGACAGTGCGCCCAAGGTATTCCCAAAATGCAGGGTCATGGCGTTGTGTTGGATAATCAACTGGCAACCGTTCAAGGTCGATAACGTGCCGCTTCCGATCAGGATTTTCGTTCAAGGCAAGCCCCTTTTATCCAAGTGATGAACGCATCATCGCAGGTCCGTTTGTGTGGTCAACGCTGCATCCAGCTAGACGCCAACACCGGCGCGCGTTTGAGCACGGGTGCTGCTTCGGTTGCAAGATCGGCCCGCCTTTGGTCATAGTCCAGATTGACCATGGCGCGGGCGGCAATGGCGTAAACCACACAGTCAAGTGCCTCTGCCCGCCGCCCGGGAATACGGATAAAGCTGCGCGTGGGTTGGCCACGGCTGTAGCGCACCACACAACGCTCAGACGCCAGTTGTTCAAACCAGACGGCGGGCAGATCGGCGGAAAAGCGAACGCTGCCCGCCTGCGCTAGCCGCCCGAACAATTGCAGCTTCACCCCGTCCACACCCACAATCCACAGCCGCGCGCCCGTCTTTGTCTTGGACCCTGCCCGTTCGATCACAGGGCGGTTGCCGGGGGCACCCTTGATTGCCATCACCTTGCGCCGCGTCCGGGGCGTGGCAAAGGCTGTGACATGGTGCATGGACACCCCGTCGCCCGCGTCAATTGCACAGGCGTCCACCCCGATCTTGCCGCCAAGGGCATGGGGGAAGCGGGCACCTATTAACCCGTCCAGTTCGACCCAAGTTTCTTCGGCGTCATACTGGCCCCAGATCACCCGATGCCCCAGCACAAGCGCCACGCCGCCTTCGGTCCAGCCCAGATAGGTGACTTCTAGGCGGTCGTGTTGCACGTCCACCCCAACCGTTACCGCCAGCACTTCGGCGGGAACAGCGGCAAGCCCAAAGGGTTCGGCGCGGGCCATCAGCTCATCTTCGGCCAGCTCATCCCCGGCGCTGCGCCAGCCTTGGCCAAGGATCGTATTGACGAAGGTTTGCAGCGTGGTCGGATCGTCTTTCGCCTGGACGAATTCCAACGCCAGTTTGCCCCAAGCCGCATTCGCGTGAAGCGATATCAGGGCGTTCATGCGGAACCCGGCATGGCCCTTCACCAGCGGCTGTGTGGCGCGCCATTGGCCCTTTGACACCATATCCAGCTTGTGCCGCTCGGATACCTCTGCGGCGCAATGTGGACAGCGCCAGCGGGCAGTTTCGGGCGCGCCCGTATTCCAGATGATATCGGGCCAAAGCAGTTCGCTCATAGCCCCGCATTCTGGACAAGGCACTTCGTAAATCCGGGCATCAGACCGGGCCTAGGCGCGCAGAACATGGCTGGTTTCCTCGTGAACCGGCGTTGAACCCAACACGATTTTTCGATCCGGGCAGGACATTGTTCGCTTCTCTGCCAGCATGATCGGCGAACCTTCGGCGGTTGCTTCCATGCCGTCGGCCTCATCCATGAACAAAACCCGGACGTTATGACGGCGCAGGTTGCGCGGTGCTTTCGCCGCAACCACTTTCAACGATCCGCCCGGAAACCGGCGCGACAGAAGCGTGTTGCGGCCAGCTTCATCGCGTTCATCCGACAGCGCATCCGCAAGCGCCGGTGACGCCGCAAAGATCGGTTCGACGTCAGACACCATGTAATCGCGGCAATCGGCCTCTGCGGGCAGAAGGCAAAGAATCGGCGCGGGTTCATTGGCCACGAATGACGCAAGCGCGCTGGTCAAAAGCGTGGTGAACCCCACCCGGACAGGCTTCACCAGCGTCACCCGTTCGATTTCAGCGTCGCCTATGGCGTCGGCAATCTCGCGCTGAAAAGGCCAAAGACGCACTGGGCCGGGCAAGGCTGACACGCCGTCAGGCAAAACGATTTGCTGCTCAATCCATTCCGACAGGCGCAAGCGTGGCGGGGGGATCAGGGCGCGCAGCGCCTGTTTGGTGATCTGGTCAAGCGTTGGCATTGCCAAGTTCTTGCAATGCATCGCGTAACTCACGGTCGATCATGGTCACGTCGCTGGTAGTCAAGTGCTGCATGGACTGCCGCAGCCGGGAAGGCACCGCCAGAAGCCTAGAACGCAGCGCGCGCAGCGTATCACCCCAAGCCCGCTCAACCTCGCTTGCCGGAACGTATTCGCCGCGCAGCACCGCGTTTTTCAGGGCCTACGCGTCGGCCTGCTCATGCGCCAATCGCGCCCGCTCGCCGGTCAAAGTCAGAACCTGTTCTTCACCGCCACGCCCACTTGCCGTTTCGTGCAAGTGAACCACATACGCCCGCACGGTCGCGGCAAGGTCATAGGCATCAACGCCAAGGCGCACAGAGATGCCCCGTTGTTTTAATTTGGTCAGCATGGCGGGCGTGAATTGCAACAGGTCACACAAGCCCCGCCCATCAATCCGATGCACCGGGGCACCGCCCTCCAAGCCTGAAATTTCGGCTACGATTCTCATTTGATGCCATTACGAATTTTTGCAAAGCGTGAAATTGCGCGCCAAGCTTCCCCGTATACCCTGCCGCTGGGAAGGACCCGCGACGCTCACGCGCTGCCCATTGGCACAGCGAAGGCCAGCGATTGAACCTTGGCAGACGGCAGGTTGCGCACCCGATCTGCGGCTCGTTCGCAGCAGAGCGCGGCCATTGGTCCGCCAACGATCTGTGTCATGGCGTTTACCGCCTCTGCATGAACGCCCGCTGCAATGCAGTCCCATGGCAACCCGTGCTGTTCGT